AATGTTCAGTGCGGAACTGGAACTTATTATCGTCCAAATGACGGTAATGTGTATCAATCTCCCGTTGCAGTTCCTATTGAACAACCACGTTATCGTCGTCGCATTTGTAATCCTACTGCTGGTGCTGCATTGGGAGCTGGTTTAGCATCTGCTTTGACTGGTAACAGTTACAACTATGGCGGAAGTTATTATCGAAACTATAATCGCGGTAGTTATTCTGGTGGTTGGAATAACTATGGTTCAAATAGCAATGGTTGGACACTCTTTGGTGCTGGTCTTGGTGCATTGCTTTATAGTTGCTAATTGAAAGGGGGGACGCCTAAAGTGGACCTATAGTGTAAGGACAACTCTCAAATGGCAACTCGCTCACGCATCGGTCTTGAACTTCCAGACGGTTCTGTTCTGTCTGTTTATCACCACTGGGATGGTTATCCCGAATGGTTGGGTCGTATTCTAAAGACGCACTACAATAGCAAAGAACTTGCTGCTGAACTGATTGACGGTGGTGATATGTCTTCTGCTTGGACTAATGCTGGTTTCAACAATGAAACTGTGGCACAAGGTCCGCTGTATTATTCTGCTCGCGGTGAAGATTGTCCTCCGCGTCTTGATAAGAATATCGGTGAATATCTCCAAAACAATGAAGAGTATGGTTACGTCTTCACTGAAACTGAAGGTTGGTTGTGTTATGATACCTGTGACTGGCACGAAACTTATCTTGAAAGTCAAGAAATCCCCTCTGGAGCACTCGCTGTTTGATATATGAAATACACTGCAGAAAGTATTGAAAACTGGATGAGAAACCAAATCTCAAAACCAGATACAAATCCAACTTTTGTTCGCAGTTGGTATAAGTATGCGAAAGAATGTTCTGAGTGGAGAGACATTCTCTCTTATGGAGATGCTCCTAATTTTTGTAAATTAGCAAAAATTGCGGGGAAAAACATTAACCAAGAGTTTGGATTTGATGTGATTAAACTTCATTTTTATGGTGTTTGGAAACACAATGAACTTAAACCAAAAATTGAAGAAAATGAGTGGGAACAAAATTGGGAAACACACCCCTCTGGAGCACTTGTAGTATGAACCGTAAGTATTTGATTGCCATTCTATTTGGTGTGTTAACAATCGTTGGTTGGAATGTATTTCTAATTCAACGTGATGAACGAATGTATGATGCTTACTATCGCTCAAAAGCAATAGATAATCTCAAATATCGTCCACCAAGTAATATCATCAAATGACGATTGCACTTGCGTTGTCCATTTACACTGCACTTGTTGCGGTTGTATCATCAATTATGGTGTATTACTTTCGGGTAATGTATCCACGAGAAGAAAAACAACTTAGGGAGAAATCCAAATGACTTCCGATCGCATCAAAAAACTAATTCAACAAGCAGAAATGAACAAAGCAGCAGAAGACTTTTGGAAAGAAGTTGAACGTGAAGCAGCACGTCTAGAAATTCCAGTTGATTATTACTTAGCCGAATTTTATTAGTTCTAAATAATGATGCCTGCGTTGGGTGCAATCTTCACAGGTAGAGGAGGGGCAGAGATGCTCCTTTTCTTATATAAATATTATTGCACCCAACAAAAGAGCAGTTATGGTAAGCAAAGGTATCATTTATTGTTACCATTGTATTTGCACTGGAAAAAAATACATTGGACAAACTGCTCAAGAGGAAATAAGAAAGCAACGTCATTTTATTGATAGTAAAAGGATGTATTGTAAGTTTTATAATGCTGTTAGAAAACACGGATGGGAAAATTTTATCTATGGTATTATAGATGAATATGATGTTCAATATTTGGACGAAAGGGAAATATATTTTATTAATTTTTATGATACTTATAAAAGCGGATACAATATGACTTTGGGTGGGCAAGGTCGCAAAAAGTATGATTTGATGTTTGAAACTTATAGTGAGTATTATAAATTTTATAGAGAAAATAATATAGAAAAAATAAAAGAAAAAAGTAAAAAATATTACCAAAACAATAAAAATAAAAAGAAAGAATATTATGAAAATAATAGAGAGAATAAACTAAAGTATCTTGCAGAATGGAGAGAAAAAAACAAAGATAAGATAAAAGAGTATACTGAAGAAAATAAAGAAAGATTGAAGGAGTATAATAAACTTTATTATGAAAAAAATAAACAAAAATTAAATGAAAGACACAAATGCGATCATCAAAAAAGAAAACAAAAGACACTTGATAAACTGTCCCAACAAGTCACCAACCCAGATACTCCTGCTGTATAATAATTAAGTAATTAAAAATAACTGATGACGTTTCTACTTGGTATGGGACTTGGTTCTCTTCTTACAATCGGTTTTGCATTTTTAGTTGCTGCCGATGAAAACATCCTTGACGAAGGGGATGAAAACTACTACAATGACAAGGTAATTAACAAAGACTAATGGCACAAAAGTTTCTTTACATCGTAGATCATTATGTTCCTTTTCCTTCCAGTGAATATGGTGGACTCTGGAATGTCATTGCTGAAGATGATGATGAATGTTTTGATTTGATTTCTGCTGAAGATAATGGTAATTTCTATGAGAAATACTACAGCGATCTCAAAGAAAACATTTTGAACGCAAGAACTTATGCTCTTGCTGAAGATGTAGAATCTAGTGTTGTTGAGTCTTTTACAACGTGACGCAAAATGTAGGGCACACCAACAAAATGATTGGTGAACTTAAAACTCAATACCAAGGACGCATCACCGAACTACAACAAAAGATTACAGAACAGCAGCAGGAGATTCTACAACTCCAAGAACAAATTAAACTTCTTTCACGCGAAAAGTATTACGACTGCTGATGAAACTCTCCATTGATTTGATTCCACAATTTACTCACAAACCACCCAAAGATTATAGTTATGAAGTTGAAGAGTTCAAACGTGGTGTCTTTTCTATTTGGTTGCGTTGCCACCGCAAGTTTGATTACAATTTGGGCAAACCTACCCGTACAATTTGGGGGTTCTGGTCAAGTAAGAACGGAAACTTCTATTCTCCTATAAACTCAAAAACAGTCGGTAAAATTGTTAATTTTTCCAATACTAGAAACTATACAGCAATGCCGTTGAAGCAAACTCCTTTGGAAAGTGCATTTGTTTAGATTTGGGGCATCAACTTGTGTCTTGGCGGATTATAGTTGTGTAAGTCCCCTTTAATATGGTATAATAAATACATAAGTCTCGCCAAGGCACAAATGTATTACACTTACGCATATTTAAGGGAGGATAAAACTCCCTACTACATTGGTAAAGGAACTGGATACCGAATAAATGATAAAAAAGGAAAACCCTGTGGTATTCCACCAAGAGAAAGACGATTACTTCTCAAATCATTTGATAATGAGTATGATGCATTTAAGCACGAAATGTATATGATTGCTTTATTTGGTAGAAAAGATTTGGGAACTGGTATTCTTCACAATAGAACTGATGGTGGTGAAGGAACTGTAAATGTTATTCGCACCAAGGAACATCTGGAAGCATTATGTGAAGGAAGAAAACATATTTACACAGAACAACATTCCAAAAAAATTAGTGAAACCCTTAAATCAAAAAATATCAAACCACCATTGCAAACTGGTAAAAAGTGGTGGTATAATGGAGAAGAAACTACTTTGTCTAGAGAATGTCCTGGTGATGAATGGAAACTTGGACGACCTTCTGTAAATAAATGGTGTGCCCTAAACAAATGACTTACAATCCTCAAATCAACGACTATGTTAAATGGACGAAAGGTGTTGAGGGTTGGGTATACTTTAAGGGAGAAGAATACATTACAATAGAAGTATCTGTACGCCCTAAAGATACTGAAAACTATCAAGCGTGTTCTATTCACGCAAATGAAAGACTTTTGGTGATTTGCTATCCAGAACAATGGAACGAGTTGGAGTATGTAAAGTCCAGAGAATCTGTGTATGAAGAAGAGAAAGAACTTTTGGAGACTTTGGTGCAAAGCACTGGGGGAGAAAGCAGGTAAAAATGACAGAGAAGCAGACAACATTGCTTACATACGGACTCTTTTATTCCTCAGTTATCTTATTACTAATCTTTTTATCATTAGCGGCGTCGTAAGACATTGGAATGATGTGCCAACAATAAATAATCAAAAAGTGTTGGTAAAATGAAAACGTTTCAGCAATTTATGGAGCAAACTCCAGCAATGGAGCCCAATGAGTATAACAAACAGATTGCGAAACGCCAAGCAACACAAAAGTCAGCACACATCAAGCACGTTCATAGTGAACTTGGTGCAGAAGCAAGAGCACAACAGTCACAAAAACGTGCAGAGATGAAAGCAATTATGTCCCGCTAACACAAAAGGGGGACGCCTAAAGTGGACCTATAGTGTAAGCAACAATCCAACTATGGATTCTTTTGACGACATCCAAATTGAAGATTTCTCTTCTTTTGACTTTGTTGAGGAGATGAATGAAGGTCTCTTTGATGATAAAGATGACGACAAATCCTTCAACGCATTTCTTAACTCTAACTACGATTACTGATTATGACTGAAACCATCGCAAACGTGCTTCCTCACATCAACGAACTCAAAGATGCTTGGAGGAAACAAGACTTTATCTTCACAAAAGAACAGCAAGCACAGTATGACCTTTTGATTGCCACTCGTCGTGAACGTGTGCTTCAACTTTATGCTGAAGGTCGTGTCTTCAAGGGTTCCTATA